TGCAATTGAGGCAAAAATACCGTATGGCTTGAATGGGGATTTAGCCGGAGCGTACAATGAAGCAATGGAATCAGCATCAACTGATTGGGTGCTTTTATTGGATCAGGATATTTTCTTGTGCAATCCAAATTGGTACGCCATGTGCCTTGAAGCGATTAATAAAGTGGGGCCGAAAGTAGGTTTGATTACGTGTGTCACAAATTTTGTTGAAACGTACAAACATTCACCAAATGAGGAAAGTCAGAAAGCGGATATTGTTGTAACTACTACGAACATTGAGGATCATATACGGGCAGCAAAAGAGTTACACAATAAATACCATGCAGATTTACGTAGAGTTACATCGTATAAGGTTGCCGGATTCTTTATGTTGGTAAATAAAGAGATTTGGCAATCCTTACAATTTCAGGATATTGGTACTGGATTACGTGGTATTGATTGGAACTATTGCAAACGTTTACTTGACAATGGGTATGAAATTTATGAAATGCCAGGATTGTATGTTTATCATCGCAGAGATTTACGGTTATTAAATTTTAGTAAAGTATGATTGCATTAATTACACCAACAGGAGCACGTCCGAAGCAGATTAAATTAGCTGCTGAATGGATGAAACGTCAAACTTATAAGGGTGAAGTCTTATGGGTTCTGGTGGATGATGCTGTACCTATTACTACTGATTTTATACCGGACAATTTTAGGGATGGTTGGACGATTGTACGATGCTACCCACGTCCAAAATGGGAGCAGGGGCAAAATACACAAAAAAGAAATCTTCTTGTGGCGGTAAATGAGGTTATGAAATATAATGTGGATAGTGTGTTTATTATTGAGGATGACGATTACTATTTTCCTGAATATTTAGAGAAAATGGTCATGCAGTTAAAGGGGTATTATGCTGCTGGTCAAGTACGATCTGTTTATTTCAACACAATTACCGGTCGTATAAAAAGGCACTCAAATACTCAACACAGTAGTCTGTTTCAAACAGCAATTCATAAAGATGCACTACCATTGTTTACTGATGTGTTATTGAGTGAAAGTGACAAATTTGTGGATATTGCTTTGTGGGGTAAATTAAAATCTTTTAAAACACATTTATTTAATACGATTGACCTATCCATTGGCATAAAAGGTTTACCTGGTAGGGGTGGTATTGGGATTGGTCACATAGTAAAAGGAGTTGCGTTAAGTGAAAAATTGAGAAAGACAGCATTAAAAGATTTAATTGGAGTTGATGATATGCTAAAATATTTTCAATGAATTACTTAACGATTGAAAATACAATTATTGATGGAATGATTATATTTGAGAAATTATGAACAGTAAAGTATCACATAACCCGGTGTTAGTAACTGGTGTAGAGCGATCAGGAAGTACAATTATTGCACGAATTCTTACAATGTGTGGTATGTGGGCCGGATCATGTAATAATATGTTGGAAAATACGATGATTCATTCATTACATTATGAGGAATTACCACAAACAATTTTCCCGCAAACAAAAAATATTCCAATTCCAGCTAATTGGAATGATCTTATTACAAATCAAATTCAAAGCGAAGGATGGTCTGGTCAACCGTGGTTTGTGAAAGGTGGTATTTTATCACAATACTGGCCGGTTTGGAACTACGCCTATCCTGATGCCAAATGGTTAATCGTTCGAAGGCGCACGGGTGACATTATTCAAAGTTGTATGAAAACTGGGTATATGCGTAAATTTAAAGATACTGAAACTCTAAAGTTACTCAACCTGGAAAAAGAGGAAGATGGGTGGCTTTGGTTAGTACATCAATATGAAAACAAATTTGTTGAAATGATTCAGGCCGGGTTAAATTGCCGGGTAATATGGCCAGAGCGCATGGTTACCGGTAATTTTGAGCAAATATATGAAACAATTAAGTGGTTAGGGTTAGAGTGGAATAAAAATATACCGGAAGTCATTTCACCACTTCTGGATAAAAGTAGGAGATAAACGCTATGGCAAGGACAAATATTGAGGATGTTAAGAACATATTAGATGAAACCACGTTATCAGATGTTATTCTTACTGCGTATGTAAACAGTGCCAACGTTTTTGTTACGGCAGCTTTAACCGGTAAAGGATTGGGTGATGCTGTAATGGAAGAGATCGAAAAGTGGATTGCAGCTCACATGATAACAATTACACGTGAGCGTGTGGCAAGGGAAGAGGGTGCCGGAGGTGCATACATCAAATATGCGGGGGAATGGGGTGCAGGGTTAGCATCTACCTCATATGGTCAAATGGCGATCAATCTGGATACCAGTAATACCTTACAGGCATTAAGTGAGGGTAAACGTACAGCCACGTCAAGGGCCATTATAAGTTTTGACAATAGTAAACTATTATTGTAACGATTATGGGTATTGAAAGATTCATACAGAAAGTTTGTGTTCAAACTGCCGTCTATTGGGGTAATCCAAAGGATGATGGTTATGGTGGATTTACTTTTGATGATCCTGTAAATATTTCTTGTCGATGGGAAGATAAAATACAAATTGTAGCTACGATGGATGGTCAGGAAGTATCAAGTGATTCAGAAATTTTAGTCACACAGGATTTAGACTATAATGGCTATTTGTATTTAGGTACATTAGAAGAGCTTTCGGAAGATTATACAGAGGAGGAATTGGCTAATCCGATGAATGTACCTACTGCAAAGGCTATTATTAGTAAAAGTAAAATTCCTATGATAAAATCAACGAAGGAGTTCGTAAGAATTGTATATTTACGTAGAAAATTTTATTTAAGTTAATCATGGCAAAACCGGTAAATCCAAATATTATTTTTATTCCAGGTACAAATATTCCTTGGATGACTAAAAAATACGGAGGTCAGGATGGACATGTTTTGCGTAGTCGAATTAGTGCCCGTATTAGTCAAACATCAATGGAAGCACAATCAATACGTGCGGCACTTACAAAAGGTATTGGGCGAAGTATTGTAGCCTGTGTCGGTGTTTCAATAGGTGCAGCGTGTGTTGCTGCAAATGAGGGGGTGCTTGAGGGAATGGATTTACTGGACAAGGATATTAAAACAAACCCGCCAACTGTACCAGAGTCAAAAGGTGGTGGAACATTGCGCACTTCATGGGAAATTCGACCGGAACCAAAAAAAGGGTACGTGTTTCGTATTGTCGCAGGATTTAGTGCTGTGGATAAAAAAGGACACCCGTATGCAGTCTATGTACATGAAATGACTGATGAAGCGTATGGTAAGAAAATAAATTGGACTACTCCGGGTTCAGGCCCAAAGTTTTTAGAGTACGGATTAAAGCGCAATGCAGACAATATTGTGCGTATTGTAATAGATAAAGTAATGGCATTAACAGCAAAACCATGAATCCAGCAAGTGTTGATATTAAGGATATGTTAGAGAGTGATAGCTCTTTAGGTTTAACATTCGGTACGAATTTGTTTATCGGACGTGAACCGGCTACACCTAACAATACGGTTACCCTTTTTGATACCGGGGGGGATCGCCCTGATTTGTTTATGAACAGACTGGAACAATATGAACGTCCGGCTTTGCAAATAAGAGTACGTGATACAACGTATGCAACCGGATGGAAACTGATAAATGATATAAAGGATTCGCTTCATGGCCGGGCACATGAGACATGGAACGGAACCTATTATAGCGTGATTTTTTGTTATACTGATATTGCTTTTTTAGATTGGGATAACAATAATCGTGTGCGTTTTGTGGTCAATTTTAGCATTCAACGAAGAGGGTGTGGATGTGGTAATTAATTTAAATTAAAGGAGGTTTAATTATGAGTAATGCAATTAGTGGACTTGGAACTAAATTTCTTCGGTGGGATAGCTCGGCTCCGGCAGGATCGTCCGATTGGCAAGCTATTGCGGAGATTATTTCTATTTCAGGCCCTACAATGACCAGAGAATTTATTGATGTAACGTCATTAGATTCAACTGGTGGTTACCGTGAATTTATTGCGGGATTCCGTGATGGTGGTACTGTGACACTTAACATGAACTTTACAAGTGCCACCTATGCAGTTATGAAAGACGATTTTGAAGACAGAGATTCCCAATTCTATGAAATTGTGTTGCCGGATGAGAACAACACCAGTTTTGAGTTTGAGGGTCTTGTTACTGAATTACCTTTGGAAATACCAACAGATGATCGGGTAACAGCTAACGTAACGATCAAAGTCGTAGGCAAAGTTGAAGTTAATAGTGGAAGTGGTCCTTCTAATTAATGTACAGTATTTAGCTAATCAAGCATTTTTTATTAATACGTAAATTTTAATCAAAATGAAAAAAGAGAGTTTGTTTTTAAGTCGTGAATCCTTATTAGAAAAGGATGAGTTACGAAAAGAGAAAGTTGAGTTATCCAAAGGTCACGTATATGTACGTGAAATGACCGGTGCTGAAAAAGACACATGGGAAAAGTCTATGTTGAAAGAGAAACCTTCTGGTGATAAACACCGTGCCGTTGAGTATGAAGTTAATATTGAAGGTTTCCGTGCAAAACTGGCTGTGGTTACTGTATGTGATGCTGAAGGTAATTTGATTTTCAAACCGGAAGATGCAAAAGTATTGAACAAAGTAATTAGTGCATCCAACTTGGATCGGATTATTGTTGTGGCTCAACGGTTGAATGCCATTACAGAAGAGGATAAAGAGGAGCTGTTAAAAAACTCAAAAGCAGACCAGGAAAAAAGTTCCAATTCCGGCTCTGCCGAGATTTAGGGATTGTTCACCCGAAAGTATTATTGGAACAGTTGACAGCAAGTGAAATTGCTGAATGGGAAGCATTCTACCGGTTGGAACCCGCCCCTGATTGGAAAGACGATTATCGGTATAGTCAAGGGGTTGCTACGATTGCTAATTTGCTTATTCTGGCTAATTTTAAAAAGGGCACTGAATTGTATGATGAAACTGATTTCTTAATTGATTGGGAGGAGGGTAAAACCTTAAAACAAAAAAATAAAGAGAAACCACAATCGGTTAGTGATATTAAAGATTACCTGTTACAATTTGCAAGTGCTCATAATAAACGGGTCGCAAATACCAGTGGGATTAAGAAAAATAAAAGACTGAAAAAATGAATGTAGGAACGCTAACCATATTTTTAGGTGTCACCACTTCAGGTATCAATAAAGCTATCAGGGATGCTAACAGGTTTGAAAGAAGTGTTGTAACTTCGGCTCAATCGGCACAGGCTGCGATGCTGTCGTTTGGCCGTGTTGCAACACAATTTCTTACCTTCCCGTTAAGTATTATCGGTGGGGTGGCCACTAAAACTTTTTCAGATTTTGAGTACAATTTAGCCAAAGTAACCGGTTTAGTTGGTATTGCCTCTGATCAAACAAAAGAGTGGGGTGAAGAGTTGAAAGATTTAGCAAGTGCTGTGGGTAAATCACCACAAGAGTTATCCGAGGCACTTTATTTTGTTACTACCGGTGGTATTCGAGGTGCTGAAACAATGGATGTACTAACGGTATCTGCA